CCGTACAGCCAGGGCGGCATCCCGGACGTGTGCGCCATCATTGACGGACACTTCTACGGATTCGAGGTCAAGCGGCCCGGAGGGAAGCCCAGCGCCCTCCAGGTCCAGGCCATCAAGAAAATCAATGCCGCTGGAGGGACCGCCGCCGTGGTGGTTTACCCGGCAGACTGCCAGCGGATCATCGAAGGAGTGACGCGAAATGGATGAGCCGGAACACGTTCTGTCGTTGAGCTACGGCAAGGACAGCCTCGCTTGCCTCGGAGCCATTGAGGAACTGGGCTGGCCGCTTGACCGGATCATCCATGCGGAGGTTTGGGCCACCGACACCATCCCCGCCGATCTCCCGCCCATGGTCGAATTCAAGAAAAAGGCGGACCGGATCATCAAAGAGCGGTGGGGAATTGAAGTCGAACACGTCTGCGCCACCACCACATACGAGCGCTGTTTCTACAGCCCCATCACAAAGCAGGGAGAAGGATTCGAGAACAGGATCGGCCTCAACCGTGGATTTCCCTACCAGAAAGGTCCCTGGTGCCAGCGGGACCTAAAAATAGCGCCCATGGATGCAGTGAGGAAAAAGACGTTCGAACGGGACATCATCTACAAGATTAGAAGCAGGGGACACCGGATAGGTGAGAACGTCGGATGGCCCATGGCCAAGGCAAATGAATGCCAGAACGAGCTGAAGATTTCCGCCATCAAAACACCTGGAGCGATCCAGTACATCGGGATCGCCGCCGATGAGCCTGAACGCTTCCACGACCTCTCCGAAACAAAGAAAAGCCCCCTGGTGGCAGCAGGATGGACGGAAGGCATGTGCAGGAAGTGGTGCGAGGAAAACGATCTCCTCTCCCCAATTTACATCACGGCAGCAAGGGGAGGCTGCTGGTTTTGCCACAATCAAGGCGTTCAACAGCTGCGGCTCCTGCGCCACAATTACCCAGAGCTATGGGCGCTCATGCTGAAATGGGATGCGGACAGCCCCGTGCTTTTCAAAGCCAACGGGCAGAAGGTGATGGACTTCGAGCGCCGCTTCGTTTTGGAAGATCGCCTGAGAATCGATACGGACGTGCCTGGTTTCAGATGGGAGATGCTCGACAAAGGCATCCCGGACAAATACCTGATTAAAGCCGCCACCAGCTGGATCAGGAAAAAGGAGGAACAGCTGAAATGAAGAAGAAGCGGAAAACGCCGCCCTGGCCCAAAGGCATGAAGCCGGATGCCCTCGCAGCCAAAGCCGTTCTGGAGGTCATCCCGACCTTCGCCCTCGTTGCCACCATGGACACGATGCTCCAGATCATATCGGAGCGCGGAGAGACGATCCGCGACTGGGATGACAAGCGGAAAATCGTGCGGAGGATGAAGTACATCGGAAACAGGATTTACATCCTGGCCCCCAGGGAGCCGCCAGAGACGGAGGATGCGAATGGCAAGCGCACCGATTACCAGGGCTGATGAGCGCAGGATTCTGAAAAAATACCTGACCCGGTATTACAGGGCCAAAGAGAAAAGGGCGCTTCTTCAAAGCCGCCTCCATGGGCTTAAAAAAACGATTGTCCCCGGAGACAAAAACCTCTCGGAGATTGAAGCCCGGATACAGGGACAGGCGGAGGAAGCGGAGCGGAGCGTTCTCGGAATCATGGACATTCTGGACTGCCTCCCCGCCGATTCCACGGAGCGGACCGTCATGGAGCTGCGGCACATCGACTGCAAGACCTGGCAGAAAATCTGCGACACCGCCTACCTTTCCAGGGCCTCCTGCTTCCGGCATTACAACAAGGGGATGGACACGCTGCTGGAGAGCGACAAGGTCCGCTCCATCATAGGGCTTTCAAAATAGACACCGGGAGGTTGATTCACAGAATCAGCCACCCGATTTTTTACGCCCCTCTGCCCCCCCGTAGGGCCAGCCCCATAACACCCCACATACAAGGGTCTCACAGAGGACCATAGGCATAGGCCCACAGCACCAGGGCCACAGGTGTGTACGCACCACACACCACGCAGCACAGCACAAGCCACAGGCAAGGCCATGACCATGGGCAAGGCTCACGCACACAAAAAGATGTGTCCACAGAGAAAGATGAGACTCTTTGAGACTTTTTTTGTGTTATGCTCAGAGCGATGACCAAGTGATGATTCCAGATGCACGAAACTGAGCGCGTTGATGCAAGGCGTTGGGATGACCGCTCCCGCCTCGGCTCAAAGCCGGCTCAGAATCGAGACGGCTACCACGGGGCGCTTAGAGCCGTTTTAAGACCACTCTTTCTGCGGTAGACCTGGGACACGTCCCCGGCAGAAAACGCCGCCACAGGCCGCGCCAGGCCGCCCGGAGAGGCCGCAGGTACTACTGGCCCCCGCCACCCCCTGCGGGGCTAATTGAGCGCGATTATTTTTCAGATGAAAACGGAAAAAAATTTGGCATTTCGTTACGCAAGGGGGAAGCAACCGTGCGGTTCGAGCGAAGAATGCTGGCGGATTTGCGCCCAGCTGAATACAATCCGCGAAAAAAATTGACCCCGGAGGACCCCGAATACATCCAGATTCGGAACTCCATCAACGAATTCGGCTACGCCGACCCCATCGTGATCAACAGCGATGGGACCATCATCAAGGGCCACCAGCGCTGCACCGTGATGATGGATCTGGGATACACGGAGGCGGAGGTAATCGTCCTCGACATCCCGGACAAAGCAAAGGAAAAAGCGCTGAATATCGCGCTTAACAAGATAACGGGCAAGTGGGACAACGCCATTCTGAAGGACCTTCTGGTGGAGCTTGACCTCGAAGGGTACGACTTCTCGGTGACCGGATTCCAGCGGACCGACCTGGAGGACCTGATCCAGCAGCTGGACATCCCACCGGAGGCCAATGATGATGACTTCGACCCCGATGAGAAAGCCCAGGAGATAGAGGAACCCATCTCCCAGCCGGGGAGCATTTGGAAGCTGGGCAGGCACCGCCTGATGTGCGGCGATTCCACCGACCCGGACGATGTCCAGCAGCTGATGGACGGAGAGAAGCTGGACCTGGTGATCACGGACCCGCCGTACAATGTGGACTACGGCGCAAAGACGGAATTCCTGGAGGAATACCTCGGCCAGGAAGGGACCCGGACCAACAGCACCATCCAGAACGACCGCATGGACGCTGTGAGCTTTTACAACTTCCTGCTGGCGGCATTCCGCAACTGCAATGAGGCGATGCGGCCCGGAGCCGCTATCTATGTGTTCCACGCCGAAAGCACTGGCCTCCAGTTTCGGCAAGCCTATGCCGATGCCGGACTGAAGATGGCGGAGTGCTTGATCTGGGAAAAGAACGCCTTCGTCCTTTGGCGGCAGGATTACCAGTGGCGGCACGAGCCGATCCTGTACGGCTGGAAAGAGGGAGCCGCCCATTACTTCATCAATGACCGGACGCAGGACACAGTGTTCCTGGAGGATGAACTCAACTTGAAGGACATGAAGAAGCAAGAGCTTCTGGCTCTGGTTGAGAAAATCTTCCGGGACTACCGGGATCAGACCACCGTCCACTTTGAGAACAAGCCAAGCCGCAACGCCCTGCACCCGACCATGAAGCCGATCCCCCTGGTCGGACGGCTGATGAACAACTCCAGCAAACCCGGCTGGACGGTCGGTGACTTCTTCGGAGGCTCCGGGACCACGCTCATGGCAGCAGAGCAACTGGGCAGGACGGCCTACCTGATGGAATCCGACCCCAGGAACGTGGACGTGATCGTGAAGCGCTGGGAGGAATTCACCGGGAAAGAGGCGGTGCTTGTAACAGAAAGAGGTGTACAAACATGACGGAAGCAGCAGAGACTGGGAACGGCAACTTTCAGAGAAAAGAAATCATTGCTCAGCTTTTTGGCGTGAGCGTCCGGCGGGTGGAACAGCTCGTTCAAGAAGGGGTTATCAGTACCACCAAGACAGCGGATGGGACCCGCTTTGATTTAGTGCCGACCATCCAAAAGTACGTCCAATACCTCTCGGACAAAGCCTACGGCAAGAATCGCTCCGAGAAGGAGATGGAGCTGAAGGAACAGAAAATGAAAGCGGAGATCGCCCTCAAGGAAAGCCAGGGCGAACTGCACCGCTTGAAAACCGACATTGCCGCAGGGAAGTACATCGCCGTGGAGGAAGTCGTGATGGACTACCAGCGCTTCTTCCTCCAGTTTAAGAAGTTCGCCATGAGCATCCCGTCCCGGCTGGTGGATTCCGTGAGCGACTTCACGGAGCTGGACCCGATTCAGGCCCGGCAGATGGAGAAGCAGATCAAGCTGGAGGTGGAGAACCAGCTTGCCTCCTTCACCCTGGCGGCAGTAACGGAACTCCCGAAAGGAAAGACCGTGAATGCCGAAAGCTAAGAAACGTCGAATCCGAAAATACCAGGTCCCAGAATACCTCAAAAAGGCTCTCGAATCTCTCCGCCCCCCGGAGAACATAACCGTCTCCCAATGGGCGGAGAAATACCGCATCCTGGACGGACGCTCCGCGACCCAAGGCCCCTGGCGCAACAACAAGACCCCATACCTCGTGGAGATCATGGACTGCCTCAACGATCCGGACATCGAAGAAATCATCTTCGTGAAGCCCACGCAGGTCGGCGGCACGGAATGCCTCCTCAATATGATGGGCTACATTGCCTGTCAAGACCCGGCCCCTACAATGGCGGTCTACCCTTCGGATGAACTCGGAGAGCGTGTGGTGGTGAACCGCATCCGCCCAATGATCTACGCCGCAGGACCGCTCCGGGACAGATACAGGCCAAACGAATCCAGCAAGTCGGAGCTGTTCTTTGACGGAATGAGCATCGCCATCCAGGGCTCCAACAGCCCCGCGAACCTGGCCTCCTTCGCCATCTGCAACCTGTTCTTGGATGAGGTGGACAAGTACCCCGGAGCCTCGAAGAGGGAATCCGACCCGATCAGCCTCGCCAGGGAGCGAACCAAGACCTACCGGAACCGGAAAAAAATCTTCATGACCTCCACCCCGACCCTCAAGACGGGACACATCTGGAAAGCCATGGAGGAAGCCGATGCGGTCAAGCACTACTTTGTACCGTGTCCCCACTGCGGCAAGTACATCGAGCTTCAGTGGAAGCACGTCAGCTTCCCTGGAAAAGAAACAGGGATGAGCTATGCGGACAGGGCGGAGTTTGCGACATACGTCTGCCAGGAATGCGGAGCCGTGATCACTGACCGCCACAAGCCGCAAATGCTCCGGGACGGCGAATGGCGAACCGTGGAACAGCGGACCCAATTTGTCCGGAAGGTGGCTTACTGGCTGAATACCCTTTATTCCCCGTTCGTTCGATTTTCGGAGATAGCAAAGGAGTTTCTCATGAGCAAGGATGACATGGACGCACGGCAGAACTTCATCAACTCCTGGCTGGCGGAGCCTTGGGAGGACAGCAATCTCAAGACCAACGCCGACATGGTCCTGGAGCGCCAGACACAAATCCCGGAATTCACGGTGCCGAGCTGGGCGAAGCTCCTGACGGCTGGCGTAGACGTTCAGGAACAGTGCGTCTACTGGACGATCAGAGCCTGGGGGAATTACCTGACCTCCCAGAACATAGCCCACGGGCAAGCCGCCAACTTCTCGGAGATCGAACGGATCATGAATCTGCAGTACGTCCGCGAGGACAATGGAGAGCCGCTCGTGGTAGCCCTGGCCCTCATCGACAGCGGCGATAACACGGACCTGGTCTACGATTTCTGCGCTTCCAATTCGGAGTGGGCGCTCCCCAGCAAGGGCAGCTCCCATCCCATGGATACCCACTTCCGGCTGTCCAAAGTAAACAAGATCGACAGCAGAGCCTACGGGATGCCGCTGGCCATCATCGACACCGGGAAGTACAAGGACATGATCGCCGGACGGATGCGCAAGCACAACGATGAAGCCGGAAGCTGGAC